AACTCCGGCTGGGGTGATCAGGGCATCTTCTTTGGCATGGCGGTGAATTCTTCTGCGAGTGCCTTCATGCCGCGCGACCATTTCCTGGCTCGCAAGCTGGGTCAGGCGCTGTTCAAAAGCGGTCTTGGCGGCCTGGACATCAAGACGCTGGTGGCAACCCGTGATGGCCGCGCAACGCATGTCACCGTCGCCATCCCGCTGCTTGAAGGCAACTGGAATGATGTCGTAGTCCGCGACATCGCGGAAAACGTGACCGGCTGCAGCGAAGTAACCATCAATGGCACCGGGCGCTATGTCACCCATTCCTCTGTGGCGGACTGCGGCGTAACCGGGCGCAAACTGGCGGTGGACTTCTATGGCGGCAACTGTCGCATCGGTGGCGGATCACCTTGGACGAAAGATGCTTCAAAAGCCGACCTGACGCTCAACATCCATGCTCGCAAGCTGGCGCTGGACTTCATGCGCAAGTATCGCAAGCACACCGTGGTATGCGCCATCTCCTGCTCGATTGGCTCGCCGGAGATTGAGATCGCCTATACCGATGGCACCGGACGTGAGCTTCACAGCGAAAAGATGATTGCTCATCCGGCAGATCTGATCGCACGATATGGCCTGGATCAACCGGTGTTTGCGAAGCTGTGCAGGGAAGGACTCTTTCGTGGTCTCCGCTGAACTGTTCGGCTGGCTGGTGACGATCCTCTGCCTGGCCGGAACCATTCTCAATGTCAAGAAAAGCATCTGGTGCTTCCGCCTGTGGCTGGTCGGCAACCTGGCCTGGTTTGCAGTCGATGTTGCCAACGGCTGCCATAGTCGTGCTTTCCTTGATGCCGTGCACTTCATTCTGGCAGCCTGGGGTCTTGCAGAATGGGGAAAGAGAAGGACTCCCGCATCGCCAGGGGTGCGGGAGCCGTAACGTTTTGTCGATCAGCCGGCGTACTCGAACAAGCCGCGCTTTTCGCTCTTGCGGATGCGGGCGTGTTCGGACTCCTTGATTTCGCGGAAGATGGCTCCGTAGAGGCTTTGTTCCGGGGTCTTGCAGCTGGTCTGAACCCAGAGCCGGCGTTCGACGGCTTGCTTGACCATGTCGCGGGTGTTCATCGCTTTGGCTTCCAGCTTGAGGACTTCGATGGCGGCATCCAGGAGCGACATCTTCCTGGCGCGTGGAGCTTCCGGGGCTGGTTCCGCTTCGGGTGCTTCGGGTTCTTCTGCGGCTGGCTGGGGTTCTGCGGGTTGCTCTTCGACTGGCTCTGCTGCTTCGGTTGCAGTTGGCTCTGCGACTGGCGCTGCTTCGTTGGCTGGCTGCTCCTGGAGCTTCCTGGTCTTGAAGGTCTTGCCGCTGGCGATGCTTTTGACCATCCATCCATCGGGGAGAGTTTCCTCGATGATGGCGGGGACGATTCTGCCGGCGATCCTGACGAGGACTTCCTGACCGATGCTGATGTTTCCGTTCGTAGTTGTCATGTTCCATTCTCCTGTGGTTGAGGTTGTTGCGTGTGCGCTTCTGTGGCGCTGACATGTATTAAAGCGCCAAACACATCTTAATCCAGTCGCAAGGAGAGATAAAAGCGATAATAGTGAGGTATTTATGGATAATCAACTCAATCCTCTGGCGCTGCCGCCGGATACGCTGGTGAAGCTGCTCCAGAAGTCCGGCTGCCGGCAGATGTCCGGGGATGCGCTCCAACGCCTGATCGATGCCGGTCTGCCGCTGAACGGCGATGGCACCATCAGCATCATTGAATACACAGCCTGGCTTTTGAAGGAGGTGAGAGGCGATGGCAATCAATCCGACCCGGCTTCGGCCATCTGATGTTGTCCGGCTGGTCAATTCCACGCCGGTAGGACCGGTCCTTATCGACCGGCAACTCCGGCGCCATCGTGACCGGGCGGGGTTCCGGGTGACCGATGATGGCGGACAGACCGTCAATATCTTTAAATATGCGGCTTGGCTTTCGGACATCTGGTTTGAATCCGAGGCCAATCCCCCGCAGACCTACGAGGAAAAGAAAGCAGCGGTCCGCAACCGGAACATCGCTTTGGCGCTGGCAGGTCGCGATATTGGTGAACTGCCGGAAGTCATGCATCCGGAACTCAAAGCAGCCTGCCGAAGGGATTTCCGGATGTTCTGCGAAACCTATTTTCCGGAGACCTTCAACCTGGCCTGGTCTCCCGATCATCTGAAGGTCATCGCCCGCATTGAGACGGCTGTTCTCGAAGGGGGACTGTTTGCCTTGGCGATGCCTCGAGCGACTGGAAAAACGCAAATTTCTGAAACGGCAGCTATTTGGTCGATGCTTTATGGCCACCGTGAATTTGTGACCTTGATTGGCGCGACCGAGACTGCGGCATTGGAAATCCTGGAATCCATCAAGACCGAGTTTGAGGTCAATGACCATCTGGCAGAGGATTTTCCGGAAGTCATTCACCCGATCAAATGCCTGGATGGCATCGCCAACCGCTGTGCCGGCCAGCTCTATCAGGGGGAGCGCACCCGCATCACCTGGACCAGCAACGAGCTGGTGTTGCCAACCATCAAAGGGAGTCCGGCATCAGGAATTATTGTCCGGGTCGCAGGCATTACCGGTCGTGTTCGGGGAATGAAGTTCAAGCGTGCCGATGGCCGCAGTGTCCGCCCCAGTCTGGTCATCATCGACGACCCACAGACTTCTGAAAGTGCCGGCAGCCTGGAACAGACTCGAAAGCGTGTTCGCGTTCTGGCCGGCGACATCCTTGGTCTGGCTGGCCCAGGGCAGAAAATCTCCGGCATCATGCCTTGCACCATCATTCGCCCCGGGGACATGGCCGAGCAGATTGTGGATCGGGACAAGCATCCGGAATGGAATGGCGAGCGCACCAAGCTCTTGTACGAATATCCGAAGAACATGAAGCTTTGGGAGAAATACGCCGACCTGCGGGCGGAAGGGCTGCGTGAGGACGGCAACTTCCGGCGCGCGACGGATTTCTATGCGGCGCACCGGGAGGAAATGGATGAAGGCGCTGTCATCGCCTGGAAAGAGCGCTTCAACTTTGATGAGCTCTCCGCCATCCAGTACGCCATGAACCTGAAGCTCCAGGACGAAGGCGCCTTTCAGTCGGAATATCAGAATGACCCGCTGCCCGACGACATTGGGGGAGATACGCTGCTCTCGATGGATGAGATTGCCAGCAAGATCAATGGTCTGCCCAAGGGACGTGTGCCGATGGCGTGCGATAAGGTGACTGCCTTTATCGACATCCAGAAAGCACTCTTGTTCTACGTGGTGGTTGCCTGGTCAGATAACTTTACTGGAGCCGTTTTGGACTATGGCGCCTGGCCGGAGCAGCACAGCAGGCTGTTTTCCCTGGCCAATGCCAACCCGACCATCCAGATGAAATTCCCCAATGCCGGGCTTGAGGGCGGCATCTATGCGGCGCTTGAAGCTTTGCTGGGTGATCTTCTGGGACGTGAATGGGAGCGCGAGGATGGTGCCATGCTCAAGATCGAACGTGCAATGATCGACGCCAATTGGGGCGCCTCAACCGACATCGTGTACCAGTTCTGCCGCCAGAGTCCATGGTCCGGCATCCTCTGCCCGTCGCATGGGCGCTATGTGGGGGCATCCTCCAAGCCGATGACCGACTATCGGAAGCAGCCCGGCGACAAGTTAGGCTTCAACTGGATGATGCCCAATGTGGCCGGCAAGCGGGCCATCCGGCATGTGATCTTCGACTCCAACTTCTGGAAGAGCTTCGTCCATGCCCGTCTGGCGGTGGTGTTGGGCGATAAGGGCTGTCTTTCACTCTATGGGCGGCATCCGCAGCTTCATCAGCTCCTGGCCGAACACTTGACTGCGGAGTACCGGGTCAAGACGGTCGGTCGCGGGCGAACCGTGGACGAATGGAAAATCCGACCCAACCGCAGTGACAACCACTGGCTCGACTGCCTGGCCGGCTGCGCGGTCTGCGGCTCCATGCTGGGTGCTACGCTGCCGGAGTTCGGAACCGCTATGAAGCTCAAGCGCAAGGATACGCCGATCCGGCTCTCGGAAGTTCGCAACCATATTGAAACCACATCGGTAAACCGTCCGGTCAGAGCCAAGATCAAACTCTCTGATATGCTGAAAAAATCATAAAATGATAAAAATATTCGCAAACCGACCGCGGTTTGAACTACCAATGGCGAAATAATATATGTGAGCAGGAAAAACAGCGCATTTGCCTTCGGCTCCAGACAGGGGGTGAGAGCGCCCTCAACGACTGGAAGACAAAAAAAAGAGTTTTTTGTGTTTTTTTCCGGCATGACTTGCGGATTTTGTCTTTTTTGTTGGATACATAAGTGACGGGATCAACTCGAAAACCGCAGAAAGAAAACTTGCTACATGGAAACAGACATGAGTGAACAAACAGATAACTTGGATGCTACCATCCTCAAGAATGCTTCCGGTCCCAAGTCTGCCCAGGTCGATGGGCAGCGGGTGGAGCAGCATTCCCTGGATGATGTGATCAAAGCGGACAGATATCTTGCGCTGAAAAAGGCTGCAAAATCCCGCACTAACGGCCTGAAGTTTACAAAACTGAGCCATTCAGGAGCGCAAGATGTTTGAACGAGTGAAGTCCCTGTTCCAGGCTGTGAAGCCCAAGAGCGTCATCCGCCAGATACAGGCGCGTTTTGACGCTGCCCAGACCACCCATGACAATGTGAAACACTGGTCGGCGGCAGATCACTTTTCTGCCGATCAGGAAGCGCGGCCGGAGATTCGGCGGATTCTTCGGATGAGGTCGCGCTACGAGGTAGCCAACAACAGCTACGCCAAAGGACTTGTTCAGATGCTGGCCAACGACACCATTGGTACCGGCCCCAGGCTGCAGATGCTTTCCGGGGACGAATCGTTCAATGATGAAGTGGAAGCACAGTTCGCCAAATGGTCCGAGCTGGTCGGTCTGGCCGGCAAGCTCCGCACCATGCGCATCGCCCGTTGTCAGGACGGTGAATCCTTTGCAGCCCTCGTCACCAATCCAAAAGTCCGCCATTCCGTAAAAATGGACCTGACGGTAATTGAGGCTGACCGCATCTGCGGCGAGCTCTCCTGGCTCTTGGACAATGCCTCGGTTGATGGCATCACCTTCGATGCCTGGGGCAATCCGGAAAGCTACCGTGTCCTTAAATATCATCCTGGAGACGTGCAGTACGCTCCCGGAGAGGAAGCGATGGAGGTTCCTGCCGAGTATATGGTGCATATCTTCCGGCACGACCGTCCAGGTCTCCATCGCGGGGTGCCGGAGCTTGCAGCAGCACTATCGCTTTTTGCACAGCTCCGACGCTACAACCTGGCGGTCCTCTCCGCTGCCGAAGCGGCAGCCGACTTTGCCGCCATTCTTTACACCGATACTCCGCCGGAAGGCGAAACCGAGAACATCGCGGCATTGGATGCCATTCCGCTGGAACGAAACATGATGCTGACGGTTCCCGCCGGCTGGAAAATGGGGCAGCTCGATTCCAAGCAGCCGACTGCCAACCATGCGGAGTTCGTCAAGGTCATTCTGTCGGAGATCGCCCGTTCGGTGTGTTCCACCTACGGGACGGTAGCCGGTGATTTCTCCGGCTTCAACTATGCGTCGGGACGGCTCGACAACCAGATCTACCACAAGTCGATCCTGGTGGATCGCAGCCTCTGGGAAATCGAGGTCTTGAACCGCATCTTTGTCCTGTGGTTCCGGGAATATCTCCTGGCCAGACCCCATGACGGAATTCTTCCGGAGGACGATCTGCACACCTGGTTTTGGGATGGTTTCCCCCACGTCGATCCCGTGAAAGAAGCCGCTGCACAGGAAAAGAGGCTGCTGAATGCAACCACCACCCTGGCTGCGGAATGTGCGAAAGACGGCCGTGATTACATGTCGGTGCTGCGCCAGAGGGCAAAGGAAATCCGCCTGATGCGTGAACTTGGCATCCCGGTAACAGGCGAACAGAATATGCAAACCGGACAACTTTCCGAAGAACCGGAGGATATGGGGGACAAGGAGGAAGATGAAGACTGAGTTTAACCTGATTGAAGCGTCCGCCGGAGGGCGCCCGAAAGTTGCCGGCCTGGCGTATTCCGGCGGCAAAATGAACCTCCCCGGCTGGCGCTATCCGGTGGTCGTGGCTCTCTCCGGGCTGGAGATTCCCGAAAGTGTACCGCTGTTGACCAACCACGAGAACCGCACCGATGCACGCGTGGGCATGGTGAAGGCATCGGTCAAAAGCAACGCCCTGGAGATTGAAGGAGAAATCGTCTCCGATTCGGCTGGCGCTGCAGACATCATCACCCAATGCAAATCCGGGGCAGACTGGCAGCTCTCCATCGGTGCCGATGTCCGGGAGAGCGAACTCATCAAGGCGGACCGCGAGGTCAATGGCCAGGTGATCAGCGCCCCTTTTTATCTTGTTTCCAAGTCCGTGCTGCGTGAAGTGTCAGTCGTGGCAGTCGGAGCAGACGCATCCACCCGGATGCATGTCCATGCGCAATTCAACCTAACCATCCCGCAAGGAGAAGAAATGGCCAAAGAACCCAATATCCATGCCGCCGGCGCGACCGGACCGGACAGCAAAAATGAAGCGGCTGCGAAGCCCGAAGGAGCCGCAGAAGCTCCCGTTCTCCAGGCTGCACAGCCGGACTTGAACAACATCGCCAGCAAGGCTGCTGCCAATGCGCTCAAAGGAGAACGCGACCGTATCGCGGCCATCCGAGACATCTGCAACGGGGAATTTCCCGAAATCGAAAAAGAGGCTGTCCAGGCCGGCTGGACTGCGGAAACGGTGACGAAGAAGGTTCTGGAGACTCTGCGCTCTGAACGCCCCGCTTCCGGCGTGGGGATCACCGTCAAAACCGAGCCGGAAGGCGGGGACTTGCGCCGGAATATTGAAGCGGCCTTGTGCCTGCGTTGCGGCATTTCCCCGGATGCCTTGACGAAATCCTATGGAGAAAAGACGGTGGAAGCCGGTCTCCGCGAAATGGACATGCCGTTGAAGCAGTTCCTGCTGGAATGCATGCGTCTGGATGGCATCACCGGCGGCAAGGGTTTTGACAACGAAACCATCCGGGCGGCCTTTTCCAGTGTGTCTCTTCCCGGCATCCTGTCCAATGTGGCCAACAAGAAGCTGCTGCAAAGCTATCTGGCCCAGCCCATCATCGCCACCCGGCTGTGTTCAACCGGCGACCTCAATGATTTCAAGGAGAATGACCGCTTCCGCCTGACCGATGTCGGCGATCTCCTGCCGGTGGCTCCGGATGGTGAAATCAAGGAAGGCGGTCTCATGGAAGAATCGGCCAAGAACCAGCTCGATACCTACGGGAAGAAGTTCTGTTTGACCCGGAAGATGATCATCAATGATGATTTGGGCTCTTTCATGAAAGTACCGACCGCGATGGGCAACCGCGCGGCCCGTTTGATCGACCAGCTTTTCTTCTCCCGGCTTCTCGCCAATCCCACCCAGGCCGATGGCAAGGCCCTGTTCCATACCGGCCACAAGAATCTCTTGACGGGCGCCACTTCCGCACTGTCTGCCGATTCGCTCAAGAAGGCCATTCAACTGTTCCTGGATCAGGTGGATGCGGACAACCAGCCCATCAGCGTGGAACCGCACTTCCTGCTGGTGCCTACCGCCCTCAAGCATCTGGCCATTGAGCTGACCCGTGGTGCCACCCTGGTGATGAGTGGCGGCACCGAGAACACCGTCCGGCCCGCCATCAACGTCCTGGCGGATGAAAATCTCCAGGTCGTATCGAGTCCTTATCTCGCCAATTCCGCCTATACCGGTTCTTCCAGCACCGCCTGGTATCTGTTCGGGGAACCGGGCCAGATCGACACCTTCGAGATCGGCTACCTCAACGGCAAGCGCAACCCGACGGTGGAACGCGGCGAGACCGACTTCAATACCCTGGGCATGTGGTTCCGGGTGTACTTCGACCTCGGCGTCCGCGAGCAGGATCACCGCGGGATGCTCAAAGCCAACGGCGCGGCCTGAGCAGGCATTGCCTGAACGTGACGACCATGCAGGCGTAAAACCAACGCCTGCAGTCACCTTTTATGACACAGGAGAATATCATGATTGCAAGTTATGTGCAGAGGGGCGAATACATCGATTTCGTTCCAGTTGCCGACGTTCATGCCGGCGATGTGATCGTGCAGGGAAAATTTGTCGGCGTAAGTAAGCTCGACATCGCTGCAGGGAAATTGGGGGCGATTGCCACGGGCGGGGTCTTTGATCTGCTCAAGGGGAATGAGGCCATTGCGGTTGGTGCTCCGGTCTATTTCAACGCCACGGACAAGGTGGCGACCGCGAGTGCAGACAACGGCGGTATCGGGGAGGAAAAGGTGGAGTACGCCTATCTCGGTCTGGCGATCGCTTCCGCCGGTGCAGGAGACGCCAGCGTCCGTGTCCTGCTCAATGCGGTGAAGGGATGATGCTGCAGAAATCAGCAAAATGGCTGCGGGATCAGTGCTGTGATGCGCTCTCCGTCCTGGCGATCTATCAGCCCAAAGACGGAGAGGGACGCGAAGTCAGGGCTGTTCTCGGAACGACGCTTTTCGAGGCGCCCGAAGATTACGGCATTGTCACCCGGACAGAAACCAGAGATTTCCTGGTTTCTGCTGAGGATATGCCGGAGGAACCGAAGAAGGGAGATGCCTTCCACTGGAACGCTTCCCGCTATGAAGTCCTTTCGGCCAAAGGCGAGCCTTGCTGGCGCTGGAGCGATTCATACCACCTGATCCGGCGCATCCACACCAAGGAAATCGCCCACCCGGAGGAAAATACCCATGGATAACATTCCTGACAACAAAGTCATCTGGGACGCCGTGATGCAGTCCCGGATGGACCTGGCTGAACTCAAGGGCATGATCACCATGCACTTTCGGGAAGGGGAACACCACCACCCGCCCTGCGTTCCGGCCGCCAATCTGCAGCGAACGGTCTTGACCGCCGCCGGCGCATCCATCCTGGCACTCCTGTCGGCATTAGGCAGCATCGTGTTCGAACTGGTGAGGCACTTCCAATGAGCAAAGTCTATGATCTTGCCATAGCGGTGGCTTCCGAGCTTGCTGAATATGACGCCCAAGTCCAGTTCTTTCCGGAATTTGCCCTGAAAGGGATGCAGACTACCCGCGTCATCGTCATTCCGGCATCCGACGAATACAACTCCCTTTCCCGGAACGCCCATGAGGAACTCCCGGTCATCCATGTCGGGGTGGTCCGGCGGGCAACCGAAGATGATGTTCCATCCCTGCTGACCCTGGTGGAGAATATCGCCAGGAGCTTTCTGCGGCGGCGCCTGGCGGGAGCCACCTGTGTCAGCGCCGGCTTCAATCCGCTGTTTTCACCCGAACATCTGCGCGAGAACGGTGAATTCATCAGTGTCATTGAGCTGACCTTCTCCAGCACGTCTCCATGAGCTTCACCTTCCGATACGATCTCAATGGCGAACGGCTGCTTTTCATCTGCAAGGCTGCCGGTCTTGCCGGGCTGAGAAAGGCCGCCTATCAGGTCCGAAAAGCTGCACGCAAGGAGGTCAAGCGCTCCAGGCAGTATTCACAGCCTGGCACTCCGCCTCATACCCGCAGAGGTCAGCTCCGGCGCTCCATTCTCTATGGAGTCGAAAACGACAAGGCTCTGGCGGTCATCGGTCCGGCGGCAAACCTGATCTCGGACATTGCCAGCTACCATGAATATGGGGGCATCCAAATCCGCAAACGCAAGCGGAAAATCTACAAAATCGGCGGCGCAGGGCCGATTGATTTGCGCACAGGCAAGAGCAGCAAGGGTGGAGTCGTGTTCACCAAGCTCAAAAACGAGCGTCAGGTCGTCCGGGCAACCCGGCTCGACCGGCAACTCTGGCCGGATGGCACGCTGGTGAAAAAGCAGAAGTATCCCCAGCGCCCGCTGATGGGGCCAACGCTGGTCAATCTGGCGCCAAGTCTCCCGAAATATTGGGAAAATTCACTCAGGAACCCATAACAACAAGGAAGAATACCATGGCCACAGTTCTTGGTCTTGATGCCGTTCTCTACCGGGGAACGGCCGGCACCCAGGGTGCTACCGAAGTCACCAACGTCAAAGATCTCACGCTGAACCTGGAATCCGGGGAAGCGGATGTCACCACCCGCGCAGCGGCAGGCTGGAAAGCCTCCATCGCCACTTTGAAGCAGGCCAGTCTGGAGTTCGGCATGCTTTACGATACCTCCGATGAAGATTTCAAGGCGTTCCAGACCGCCTATTTCTCCAACACCCCGATGGCGCTGTTTGTGTCCGATGGCGCGGGTAGCGGGCTTGATGCGGACTTCTCCATCACCAGCTTCTCCGTCGATCAGAAGCTGGAAGAGGCGGTGTCCGTATCGGTCAAGGCGAAACCGACCGCATCCACCCGTGCGCCACAGTGGGTGACCGCCACCAGCGGCACATAAGGAGCATTGCAAGCGATGAAAAGTTTTACTGACACCCTTGGCCGCACCTGGACTCTGGTGGTCAATGTGGCGACCCTCAAAAGAGTCCGGGCGCTGTGCGGCGTCGATCTCAATGGCATCATTGAGGTGGAGGACGGAAAACCGGAGACCCGGCTATTGGAGAAGCTCTCGACCGATCCGGTGCTTCTGGTTGATGTCCTCTATGCCGTATGCAAGCCGGAATGTGACCGGAGGAAGATCTCCGATGAAGATTTCGGTTCTGCGATGGCTGGCGATGCCATTGATTTGGCAACCTCGGCGCTCCTGGATGAAATCATTGATTTTTTCCCCGAAGCGAAACGGCAGGCGTTCCGCAAGATTCTGTCCGCGACCCGCCGTTTCGAGGAGATCGCGAAAAAGCGGCTGAGCGAGACTCTGGCGGACAGCAAGTTCGAGGACAGCATTGTCTGCGAGCTGGAACGGTTGACCGGCTTGTCACCGAGTGCGCCGGAATCTGCGGAGTAGCTCCTGACTCCTTTACGCTCCGGGAACTCCTGGCGATGACCGAAAGCCATGAGCGTTCGGAGTGGGCGCGGCTGGCCAGCCTGATGGCATTGGTTGCCAACGTGAACCGCGACCCCAAACGGCACGGCACATACAAGCCCGCAGAATTCAACCCGTATGCCAGGACGGACAAGTACAGCGAGTTGACCCGGCGGAAGCGCGTGGTAGCTCCCCTGACGGTTCTACGGGATTTGTGGTGCAGGAAAGCAAAAGAGAAGGGAGGTGAGTGACGATGGCAGCAGCAAGCAGCAATGTCCGGGCTGGAAGGGCTTTTGTCGAAATTGCCCTGGATGAGTCCAAACTGCAGAAGGGCTTGAAAGCGGCCCAGGCCAGGCTCAGGAGCTTCGGCGCTTCACTCACCACCATCGGCACCAAGATGCTTGGCGTCGCCACCATGGCCGCCATGCCCTTTGCCTTCGCCACAAAGACATTCGCGGATTTCGATGATGAGATGCGCATGACCAGGGCGGTCAGTGGTGCGGCAGGCGATGAGTTCCAGATGTTGACCGATACTGCCGAACGCCTGGGACGGGAAACTTCGTTCATGGCCAAGGAAGTCGCCCAGGGCATGACCGCAATGGGGCGCATGGGCTTCAAGCCCCGAGAAATCAACGAAGCGATCGGTGCGGTTCTGAACCTGGCGCGGGCAACCGGCACCGACCTGGGCCAGGCGGCCGAGATTGCGGCCAACAATATGCGGGTGTTCGGCATTGCTTCGTCGGAGATGGCGAGCGTCTCCGATATTCTGACTGCAACCGCCAATGGCTCGGCGCAGACGCTGATTGATTTGGCCGAAGGTCTCAAGATGGCTGGTCCGCAGGCTGCCGCTGCCAAAGACGATATCCGCAATGTGGCTGGTGCTCTCGGCGTCTTGGCCAACATGGGGATCAAGGGAAGCCTTGCCGGTACGGCGCTTCGCAAGTCCTACAGCCAGTTTGCGAATACCGATATTCAGAATAAGCTCAAGGGACTGGGCATAGACACCCTGGACAAGGATGGCAATCTTCGTGCGATGCCCGACATCATGGCGGAGATCGCCCTGGCAATGCAGAAGATGCCCACCGGCAAGCGCCTTGCCTTCGCGGAGGAAATCTTCGACCTGCGGGGGGCTCTCGCCGGACTCCAGCTGGGCGGAAACATCGAACAGCTGCGCTCCTTTATCGCAATGCTGCAAAATGTCAAGGACACCGCAGCAACAACCGCCCTGGAGATGGACAAGGGGCTGGGAGGCGCTTTCCGGCGCTTCCTGTCAGCTGCGGAGGGGGTGCAGATTGCCGTCGGCCGTATCCTTGGCGATGCGTTGGCACCCTACATCGAAAAGGTGTCGCTTCTGCTCAACAATCTGGCTGAATGGGCCATCGCCCACAAGGAAATGGTGATCACCATCACCAAGCTGATCGCGGCAGTCGCCGGAATCGGTGTTACGCTTTTGGCCATTGGCATATCAGCCAAAGTGCTTGCGGTAGCCATCGGCGGACTGTCCATGGCCTTCACGATCCTGAAAACAGCAGTTCTTGCTCCCATTGTGGCAGTCAAGCTGATCATCGGAGCCTATCATCTGCTGACGGGCGCCATCGCTCTGAGCAAGACCGCAGCCTTGGCTTGCTGGGCGGCTATAAGTTCTCCTGCCTTCCTGGCAGGTGCAGCCTTGGCGGCAGTCATCGCGTTTGTCTGGCGCTTTACCGGCGCCTGGGACATCTGTGCCAAGGCGGTAGGGAATGTAGGACGTGAGGCAGGTGCGGCCTTTACAGCCATTGGCGGCATCCTCAAGGAAACTCTGGGAGCTCTCAAGACTGCTTTCATGTCCGGTGATCTTGCCGGTGGCGTCCGGGTCGGGCTTGCCGCCTTGAAACTCGTCTGGCTGACCGGCATCATGCCCTTGAAAAAGGGATGGGTGGAACTGCAGAGTTTTCTCTCCGACAGCTGGACCATCGTCGTCTATTCGCTTTTGAAATTGGGCAACAACCTCTGGTATGGCCTCCTGACGGGACTTCGGGAGATTGGCGATGCGATTGCCGATACCTGGAGTTTTCTCTGGAATGGCATTGTCAGCAGCTTTGAATCGACCATCGCCTGGCTCCAGAAACGCTGGATTGCGTTCAAGGGCTTCTTTGATGGCGATGTCAATGTGGAAGCCCAAATCGCACAGGTGGATTCGCAAACAAAAGCCAATCGCGAGGAACGCGAGACTGCTTTTGCCAGCGATGTCAATCGCCGCGCGGGGGAACGGACAGCTTTGAATCAGGATCGGAACAACGCCAATGCCGCCCTGGATCAGGCGATGGCAGAAGAGATGGCTGACAACCAGGCCAAGTACGATGCCGTTCTTTCCAGTGCCCAGATGGAAATTGATCTGGCCGCCGATGAATGGAAAAAGGCCATGGCCGATGTCCGGAAAAATGCCGAAAACAAGCAATCCGAGATTGAAGCGGCAAAAGGGAAAACCAGCGAAGCCGCCGTGGGTACGGAACGAGCTGCCAGGCAAGCTGGTGTCAGTGGGGACTCGGCCATCGGCAGTTGGAGCTTGAAGGAGCTTGGCGACCTCCTCTCTGGCGGAGATGCCGACGAACGGACCGCCAGCGCTACGGAAAACACTGTCCGGCTGCAGCGTGAAACTAACAAATATCTGCGCAAGATTTCAACGCAGACGCTTTCTTATGGAGGATAAAAAGCATGGCGGATATTACGGTCGCGCGGCAGTTCAAGGAACACGTCATGGCGATGGACAGCGACGGGGAATTTACCCAGATCGAGGTCCCTTATGTCGTGTTCGGTACCGATGAGGAGGAAAAGGCGCTTGCCGCGGTACATGGTGAAGCACCGGAGGAATGGGAAGGTTTGCCCATCGAATCCCTGGAAATATCCAGCCGTGAGGGCAATGAGGCATTTACCGTCAGCGTGATTTACAAGAACAGGGCTTCCTCCACCTCATCCTCCAAGGAGAAAGAGGAAGATGAACCCACTGTATCCTTTGACTGCGGCGGCGGCACCCGGCACATGACCCATAGCTACCACCAGCAAATTGCCTATGGCTCCAAGAAGGCCGGCGGCGCGATCGGCTGGAATGGGAAGTCCGGCGCGGAAATGTCGATAGCCGGTGTGGATGTGCCGACCGCACAATTGCGTGAAACCTACACCAAGGTGATGCGCCTCTCGAAAATCACCACCACCTACAAACGCAAGGTGGCAAAACTGGTCGGCAAGGTCAATTCCAATAATTTTCAGGGATGGAACAAGGGTGAAGTGATGTTCCTGGGCATGAGCTATTCAGCCCCGGCAAAAAAATCCACCAAAGTCACGGTCACTTTCAATTTTGCCATCCAGCCCAATGAGGATGTGGAAATTGGCGGCGAAACGATTTCAAAGAAAGGCTTTGAATATGCCTGGGCTTTGAGCAAGACGGAGGTGGATGAAGGCGTCCCGAAGGCTGCCATCGAAGCGATCTACGTCGATCAGGTCTGCATGTACGACAGTTTTTCCGAACTTGGCATATAGGAGAATGGCGATGGCCTTTTACGGCGATGTTTTACCCGGTGATGAATTCAAACCCAATGCCATGCTTTCCAACGATGTTCGGCATTTTATAAACAGCCTGAATGGGTTTGCCGCACATCGCTTCACCGCCAACGGTGCCGGAACAGTCCGAATCCAAATTTACAACGCGTTGGAAAATTCACTTGAAGCAGGAACGGCCGTCAATTTTGATGAGAGCTCCGAGATGGCCGGTGATGCCTTACCCGCCAAACTACTGACCGATCCGAAGAAGCCATGGGGAGTCATTACCCAGAAACTCAAGGCGAAGGAAATGGGGGATTGCTATATCAGCGGGCCGGTGACGGTCAGTGTGACCGGTTCCGGAGACTTTGCACAGCCCACGGCCGGATCACCCGCCACATTCACCCGGGGAGCAGAAGGAGCGCCGGTGCTTTTTGCATATGGTTCCAAGGCAGTCATCAATCTTGGGGCCGGTACGCCGGAACATTATGACGGGCCATTCGCCCTCACTTACGATGCGGAAAAGAAGAAGCTCATCGTCAAGGCGGGGTATCTCTCCAGAAACGGGGAGTTCCTCCTTGTGGCTGAAAAGGAGCTTGAACCTGCCACCGGATCAGTCTGCGTGACCACTACTCTGGATGCAAACGGAGCCTGGTCGACTCCGGATATTGTGTTCGGTTCGCCCGGAACTTTCTTTTATCCAGTCGGAAGCTGCAAAGTGGAGGGTTCAGGGGACACGCAGAATGTCAGCGTATGTTCCTACCGGGTGCCGGTTGCGATTTTCATCGTCACGGCCATTTGCGATGAAACGAACTGAAGGAGGACGCCATGGCAGAGGAAATAATCGTGAAGCAGTCCTCCTGGCTGTGGATTAACCGGGACTCCAGAACCATCATCCGCAAGAAGAACAATGGTCACATCGTCCGATGCTGGACCTGTCCATGCTGCAAACCGAAGGTGATTGCGTCGAAGATCACCAATGCCAGAGACGAAAGCATGAAAACCTGGGATTTGACACCCTGGCAGGGAAACCATATTGGCCTTCCCGGCCACCGCTGGCGTCTGCGGGATGTCGGTGAAAGCCACCATAACAATCCGAACGCCTCCTGCGGCGGAGTTATTTACGGTACTGGAAAAATTAACCAGGATGGAAAGCTCGTCGGACTGCCCGACAAGTTTACATCAAGTTACTTCTATAATGGATACATGCAAATCCAGCAGGGATGTTTGCGCGACGACGGAAGCATTGAATGGCCATGTCCGAATGGCTGACAGGAGCAATCATGTTTGATTTCAACGACACACGCTATACCCACATGCCCTTTGTAGCGTCCGATGCCGCCGGAAACCCCAGCGAGTTCTGCTGCATCATGAACGGTGAAGGGCTGTGGAAGCTCCACCGCTTCAATGGCTCAAAATGGGAGCGTGTGAAAACCGGCTTGCCGGCAGATGCCACAGAGTGCGGACCAACCGCCGAGTGGGAGGATGGAATGTGGAAGATATCCTTTATCGCAGGCGGCTGGGAAAATGACCGCCGCTTCCGGCTCTATCGGATGTATGGACTGGATTCAGAACCGATGGCACAGGGATTTGCCGATGTTGGATTCGTCAGGAAGAACAGAATAGCCAGTGCCACAAGGCGCGGCCCGGTTTTTATCGTCGAACCGGAGCGCACCATCACGCTGGCGATGCCGAAAGTCGCCTTTCTCTACCGCCTCTCCTACGACCCATTGCAGTCAAACAGGCTGCTCTTGTCAGGGAGCTTCCCCAATGGCGAAATCTTCTCCTGGTCGTACAAGCCAGGAATGAAGGAACTCTACAGTCTTACTGCTGACGGGGTTGCCGCCTACAAATGCGCTTTCTGGCAGGAAGATTGCTTTTATGCGGAGAGGCTGGCTGGCTTTGAAGATCGGCGCATCGTGCGGGCGAACATGCTAAAGGAAACACCGCTTCCTGCTGCGGACTTCATTCAGGAAACCGAGGAATTCAATCGCCAGAGCCTGGTGCAAGGAGAGTTTGAATGAGTTGTTCCTGCCACGGAAAATCAGGGCTGTCCGTCACAAGGACTTCGCCTTACGATCAGTGTACTGCCTGTGCGAAGAAGCATATCGTCAAGGCATGGAGCCTGTTCAATGAGTTCACCTATACCGATGACAACCGGGATTTCATTTCCGGAAATCTGCGTTTGGCTGCCGATCACCTGATGTACGAACACCGGGAGACTGCGCTTCTGGCACGCAACCTGGCCATCATCATTGAAGAAAACAGTGACGGAGAGCTTAAGGATGAGTGGTCGGAACTGCTGACAGCAGTCAGGGAGGATTTCATGAAAGACCATCCAACCCTTGCGGAACAGCTTGGGGAATTGGAGTGCAGGGAGAAATCATGCAGAACATAACCTTTTACGTGGCGGCAAACGAGACGCTGGGACAGGTGCGCGACTACGCCAACGCCAAGTCGGCTTCGCCGCCGACTCTGGTGCGCGGGGTCGAGGCCTGCCTCAAAATGCGCCTGTTCGTCCGAAAGGACGGCCGCGAGCCTTATCCATTAGAAATCTTGAGCGGCATTGTCGCCTGGCAATGGGCAATGGATAATGACTTCAATGAAAGTACCACCTACAAGCTGGTTGGCGACAACGCCAACATCACGGTTTCTCAGGTCACGGAAAGCATTGACGGGGAGGAGTTCTCTCACACCGAAATCTCCATCCCGATGCCCGGCATGAACACGGTGGAACTGGGCACCTGGCTTGGCATCGAAAAGAGCAAGTCTGGTCTCCATGGAGAGTTGCTGGGAATGGATGTACAAGGGCGCCAGGTCTTTATTCTCCAGGTTGAAAATTTCACCGTCCGAAACCGCATCATCAGTGCCGGAAACCCCACCGACATCCCGCCTGAGTACATGACCATTCCGCAGATTGAGGCTCTCTTTTGCGCGAGGCTGGAAGTCCAGCTCTCCGAGGACGGCGAGGAATGGACGACCGTGGCGCCGGAGGCAGGCGTCGAATCTTCCCAGAGCTACCGCTGGTACCGCTTCCGCAATGCCTCGGTCGGAAGCGCCTGGAGCGATGCATTGCCGCTCTTGATAGGGCCTCGCGGCTATACCGGCACATTGCATATTGGGACCGTCACCCAGGAGGAAGTGGCAAGAGTTGAGAACGTCGGAAGCCAACACGACGCCATCTTAGATTTTGGCCTTCCCAAGGGCGACAAAGGCGATGCCGCCACCATCACGGTCGGAACCGTCACTACAACTCCTGCAGGCACTTCGGCCACCATCAACAACGCCGGGACCGAACACGACGCCGTGTTCAACTTCACCATCCCGAAAGGCGACAAAGGCGACAGGGGCTACACCGGAAATGCGGCCACCTTCACCCTTGGCGAAGTCATGACAGGCCAGCCCGGCACCGATGTCATCATGACCAATACCGGCAACAGTTACGCCGCCATCCTGAACTTCACCATTCCTCGCGGCGAGAAGGGCGAGAAAGGCGACCGGGCGACGGTCACAGTGGGAACGACCACCTCCGGCCAGCAGGGAACGGAGGCGTCCGTCACCAACACCGGAACCGAGCAGAATGCGGTATTAGACTTCACCATTCCTCGCGGAGACCGCGGCGAATGCAGCTACCTTTATACGGCCTGGGCCTGGAATGCGACGGGAGCAGGTTTCTCCCTCACGCCATCCTTCGACAGGAAATACCGTGCGGAAATTACGCTGACGGAGCAGCGGCCGGTCACGGAGGCGGACTTCGCCGGCTCTACCTGGCTGAAATGCCTGGGCGACGACGGAGCCACCATGGGCGCTGTGGCCGTGACCGATACGACGACCATCGTACCCAGCGTGTCGAGGATTGTTTTCGAGAACGCCACCGTCAGGCTTGGCTCGGAAAACGAAGCCATCATTTCTTTTCCATCAGCCGGCGTCCCCAATGATGAGACCTTCAACAGCTTCTTCATGGTGCGGGATGCGCTTGTCTCCCAACGTTCCGGAGGAGGCTCCTCCGGCGGGAACGCCGGCGTAATCGAAGTCACAGCCATCGTCTACAACGAACCGTCGGATACCGACAATTCACAATCAACCTGGTTTTAGGAGACACTTTCATGCTTTTTTCAAATATTGACTATGCAATGGTCTATGTGGACCCGTCCATCGGGACCGAGGGCGACGGGGCGACTCCGAGCCAGGCGCTGAAGAATCTGCCTGCTGCCGAGAGCCTGACCGACAAGACCTGCTATATCATCCGGCGGACTGCCGAGACCGTAGCCTGCGATCTGCCGTCGGGCACGAATTCGAATCTTCAGCATATCCTCTTCATGGGAATGCCGCTGCCGACCGACACGGCATTTGTCCTGGTGCCGGACGAGGCAAAGACCGCATGGGGAGGCGATACCGATGAACGCGCGAATATCGCAACGGCGAACAGCGCCGCGACCCTGAACATGGCGAATCTGAGAACTTTCCTTTTCCACCGCATCTATCTCCAACGCACCTGCGACACCACCAGCCAGTATCTCATCCAGTCCTACCAGATCAGCGAGTTCAAGGGCACATTCGCCATCGAGCACTGCAAGCTGGGAGTGAGAGGCGTGGATATCGAGAACAGTTCCTGGACGGGACCGGCCTACGAGCTGAACGCCATGTTGAGGTATTTCTACTTCGGGTCTCTCAGATATCTTCGCATCAAGGACTGTGTCATTAATTACCGTCCGTACAACAGTGACTACCCCGCCATCTACTGCTATTATCCCGAAATGATCAATCTGGAAGACACGCAGATCAATATGCTGGCGTACAACAGCAATCGAATCTCATACGCATTGAACCTGAAGGTGCCAACAGAGATACAGGGCGTGGAGGCGACCATTTCCGGTCTCTCCGTCCGCTATGTCATAGGCGGGGGAGATTCACGCTTTTTCGGTGGCGGACTGAAGACAGGCTACCACCTCTCCACACGAATTCGCGGCATCACTGCCGAGACCGTCCTGCCGACCGGCATCGTATATCCGACCGACTACATCTCCCACTACAGTCCTCTGATGGATTTCGACTACCTGCAGGATTTCAGTATCCGCAACATTACGGTCAATCTGCAGCATTTCTGTCGTCTGAACAGCCATCTCTTCCGCTTTACTGGTTTATCTCATTCCTTTTCGCCGGGGATTGAACGCGAAGTTTCCGACGTTTCCATCACCATCGGCAGCACTTCGAACTTGGCCATCGGAACCCCTGATTCCTATGACGAGTACAGGAACACCGATACGTTTCATGCTCTTTATACAAGCATGGACGGAAGCAACAGCAGCTACTACCTGAAGCCCTGTAAGGTTGACAATATCACCATTGTTCATCCGCGTGGCCGGGCACTGTACTGCGGCCACTGCCGCCTGACCAATGCCGTCATCCAGGGCATGACCATCCTCTACAGGACGATGGCAGACGTTACGAACCAGTCTACCTGGTTTCCAGGCTGTGCCATGCGGCTCTTCAACTCCAGCCATGTGCGCATTGCCAGTCTGTCGGTCAACACGGAGAATCCGACCTATCCTTACAATTACGACGTGGCCGTGGAACGGGATAAAGCCACCTGCAACTGCTTCATCGAGACGTCGAACGTGATTCCGGAGAACATCAATCTCACCAACACCGCGTCCGGGCAGCAGTATGCAATGGTCTGCGCGTCCGAATGCGAGGAAGGTCACTACACCTTCCGCACGCAGAATATCGCAGTGGATACCTGGAATGTCCGCAGAACCGGCGGAGCACCGGCGGCGCTGAAACTCTGGAACGACAAGTGGAACAACACCGGCATGGCGATTCTCGGCAGAAAGCCCTTCAAGGGCAAGCTTATCACGACCGCGACTCCAGGCCGGTACTTTCTCAAGGTGCATATCGCCTACAAGAACTATCAGAATACCGACGAGATGAACCGGAGATTTTTCATCACGGCCACCGTGGACGAAGACACCGGCAACAAGACCTACTGCAGCTCGGTCAACGGTCGCTGGACGGACGACGATTCAGCCATCTGGGAGAACGACAGCAATCTCATACAGAAGTGCCTGGAACTTCCCGTCGACATCGAGACGCCCGGAACCGTGGACGTCCGGCTCTATTTCTCGTGGTTTTCTGCCGACGGTTTTCTCTACGTAGACCCGGCATTCACGCTGGAGCTCCAGGAAACGACGCCAGCTCAGCCGGAAGAATAATCCCGCCTGAACAACCGGAAATCACGCGGGCTGCCATCCGGCGGCCCATTTATCAACCATGAACCAACGGAGGACACATGACCAGGAAATTCATCATTGTTCTGCTTACGGCGCTTCTCTTCACCGGCTGCATGAGCGACCGCGAATACCAGCTTCGCTCGAAGCAGCTTGAAAACCAGGCGAAGCATCCGGCGACCTATGAACTGTTCACGGTCGAAGGCCCTATCAAAATCGAGCTGGCCCAGGGTGGCAAGGCACGGGTGACGGTTCCCGGACAACCTTTCCGGGAGGTCGCCATCCCCGATGGAATCGCTTCCCAGGCCGACCTGATCAAGCACCTGGTCAATGTCGGCGCCATTGGGGTATTGGGCTGGAAAGCCCTGGACAGCGTCAACAGCAGCACGACTTCGACCACCACGACTTCAACCACTGGAGGCTCATCATGCGAATGATTGCATTTTTACTGCTTTCTTTCATGCTTTCCGGCTGCATCGCCACCGCCCCGGTCAGCATCGCCTGGCGCTCCAATGCCAGTCAGCAGTACGCTACGACCGATGCCCAAAATCGCAAAGCCGCTGACAAGAACACCGTCAATGCCGACCGCACCTCAGAACTGCAGGCGGCTCTGACGAACGGAGAAGGCAGCGCCAAGACCGCCGAACAAAGCCAGACAGAAGGAGGTGAAGGCAAGTGATCGCCACATTCGTACAAAGGGGAGAAGCAGTCGATTTCGTCCCATCAAGGGATGTCGAGGCAGGAGAGGTGCTCTCTTTCGGCTCCTTGCTGGGCATCGTGAAAATCCCGGTCAAGGCGGGCGAAAACGGAGCCTTGCACCTCTCGGGCATCTATGATGTCGCAAAGCTCCAGGAGGCGATTCCTGCCGGTTCCCGCGTGTTCTGGAAGGAGGCAGGACACGTCGCAACGGCGGAATCGACCGGTAACGCTTTCCTGGGCGTGGCGGCAGCCCATGCGCCCGCAACAGCCGGCAGAGTAAGAATCATTCTCAACTTCGGGCATCCGGATGTCATCGACAGTTCATTCCCGGATGGCATCCAATGGCAGACCATTGGCTGAAGGAGCCAAAGTGTACCATATAACCTCATCACCAATTCGGGTGAATGAGGGCATCGAATCCTATCGACAACCCAACAACCCAAGGAGCATCCATCATGGCAAAAGTCCTATTCTACTCGGCAACGGCGGCACAGTTCGCAGCCTTGCCCACCAAGAACGAAAACGCAATCTACTTCATCAGCGACACCGGGGAAATCTTCAAGGGCGATGTGCCTTTCTCCTTCCCCTGCCGGCTGGTCGATACCTTTCCCGCCGGCGGCGACAAGGGCTTCATCTACATCAGCGCCGCCGGTGCGATGAAAGTCTGGAACGGAAGCGCCTGGCTGGAAGTCAGCGCCGGGGATGACAACTTCCTCACCTCGGCAGTCCGCCACACCGTGACCGCCGGTGAAGCCGGCAGCGGAATTTACGCCGGAATTGCTGAAGGGGACATCGGGGTGGTGTTCACCCTGGTCAGCGGAACGAAGATGTACATCAGTCTCACTGATCTGGTGAACATCTACACCGCCGACAACGCCGGAAGCAAGGCCATCGCGGTGAGCATCACCGGAAACACCATCAGCGCCGACCTGAACATCTCCCAGGCCGAGGGCAACTGCCTGGAAGTCAAGGACGACGGGGTCTTTGTCGGGGTCATCTGGCGCACGCCTTTCACGTTCGGTGAAACCGTCTACATGCACAACAGCTTCAATGACGCCGGATACGAAGATCTGCTCGCCCTGAACAAGACCACCAGCGAAGGTTGGGATGTATCCATCGGCTGGAGCGGAGCCGATCCGGACAGCCAGATGTTCGAGGTTCGCTTCGCCAACAACCGATGGGAATGCTATGCGAACAGCATTCTCCGCTTCACCGCACCCGGCAACTCCGACGAGGACTTCACCCTGGCCACCTGGACCGCCGTCGACACCGGCACCATGGCCGTAGCCTGGGAAATATTCTAACTTAACCGGGGGCGGTGCGTCATGCGGCGTACCGCCCCACTCAGGAGAACCATGAATCGACTCAAGGAAATCAAGATGCTCAAAGAGCAGGCGGAAAAGTTTGCCCTTGAAAATCGCGAAATCATCACCCGGTACAACATGCGGGAACTCTGCCGCATCTACAACGGCATCGGCCCGGAATCCTTTCCCAAGTGGCTCCGGCTGGGCATCTCCGCCCTGCATCCGAGTCTGGCAGTCGTGGCCTTCATCCATGACCTGGAGTGGCATGAGAGCGACTTTTCACGGGCGAGTTTCACCGAATCCAACAACCGCTTCACCCGAAATGGCTATAAGACCGCCAAAGCGATGTTCGCCTGGTACGATCCCCGGCGCTACCTGGCCATGTACCATGCCCGGAGATTCGGAAAAATCTGCCAGGCCTTTGGCTGGACGGCTTGGTGCGAGGCTGGCAAAGCCAGAGAGAAGAAGCACCTTGCAAAGAAATAACCGTTTATTCATATAAATATCTAACTATTAACGCTTTGCCGACTGGATTAAGGGTTGTTATGCGCTTCATTACACGGTGTGCGCAAGGTATGCGCCACAAGCCAACATCCCAACGGAGAAAGCACCATGACCACGAACCAGAACCAGCACAACGTCCAAGCCGGATCGGAGCGGCGTATGGAAAAACTACCGCAGCTGAAGCAGACCGGCATCCGGGTGAATCTAACGCCTGCAGAGGGAAATGCCTTCTCGATCCTGGGGGTGGTGCTTCACGCACTCCGCAAGGCCGGCTATGGCGAGGACTTCATCAAGGCTTTCATGGTGGAAGCGACCCGGAGCGACTACCAGCATCTGCTGGCGGTCATTGCCGATACCGTGGAAATCGAATGACAGGAGACAGCCATGAGTGATGACTATCTCAGGAAAACCCGGTGCGACCGCTGTGGCGGTTCGCTTTCTGGCGGACGTACCATGTCGATGTTCGACACCGCGACCATCTGCCTTGTCTGCAAGGGAAAGGAGCGCCAGCACCCAGACTACCGTAAAGCGCTCGAAGCCGACCGGGACGCCATCCGGCACGGCGAGGTCAACTTCAAGGGCATCGGCTGGAAGAAGTGATCAGGCCGCAGATGCTCACCAGAAGAACCCATGATGCTAAAAGTCCGACATGGGACACCAATTCAAGCCCTTCCTGCAAAATATGCCGGAGGGGCTTTTTTCATCTCGGAATCGATTGGCCATGGTGGTTGCATAGCGATAAAGAGCTCAAAGCGAAGGCGAAGGAGCCAACAAGGGCAGGAGCTATTTAATTATCTGATAATAAAGCAGTTAAAGTAATAATTCTTTCATATTCCGACTGGCTTAAGGGTTGTTATCAGCTTTAGTAATTGGCGTACGGACGAGGATGCGACAACAACCCAACCCACAGGAGACCACACCATGCAGAACAACCTCACCCTCACCGCCAGCACACAAACCGAGATGAACTGGACCACAGGCACCGTCCAGGCCAATGGCCAGACCTACACCTACAGCGTCAAGCACTTCGACGAGCCCTCCTGCTACGGCATCCGCAACGGCCGCGTCAGCAAGCTCGAAATCAGGCTGGTCGGCCAGGTGGTCCTGAATTACAGCCGCGGATGGGACGTGCGCGCGCAGAACGCCGAGACCCGGATGGTCCGCGACGCCATCCTGAAGCGCTTCAACTGAGCCAGCAAGCCACGAACGACAGCCAGCCGGCCGGAGGCCACCCCTCCGGCCCACATAAGGAGCATGACATGAGTACAGCATCCGCAATCGGCATGACAATGGCTGATGGATCGGTCAAGGCCATCCGCTGCAACTGGAACGGCTATCCGGGTAATGTCGGCCTCATCCTCTTGGAATCGTACCATGAGCCGGACAAGGTGGCTGCACTACTGGCGCTTGGCGAAATCTCCATCCTGGGGAGTATGCCGGCACCGGCGCCAGGCCAGTACCACTCGTTCCGGTGTCCTGCAAGAT